CTGCGTCGTCGGGGTATTGGCCACGGTGCCGCCATCAATCGGGTGGGCCGTGGAGGCGAGCGCCACGCCGTCGCCGCCGACCGACGAGTTGTAGGTCGTGGCCGTGTTCAGGATGTTGGCGCCGTAGATTTCCTTGGTCTGCTGAAAGGATTCGATCAAGCCGAGGTTCGACGGATGGAACTGAGTCTTGTACAGGTTGTCGTCAATGGCTTTTCGAGTAATCGCGTAGCCAAGACCAATCTCCGTATGTTCTTGATTATAGATGTACCGCTCGCCAGCGCCGTTATCAAAGGAAGTTTGACCGCCTTCAGTCTTCAGCTGGGCGAGGCCCAAATAACGCATCTCAGCAGTGCGCTCAAGAGCCATCTTGGAAGTGTGTTTGGTGAATATTTTATCATATTGAGACGGGATCATCTCGTATTTGCCCTCTATGCCCCTAAGACCAGGCAAGAGCAAATCTTTGATTGCGCTTAGGTTAACCGCCATTTTACTCTCCTGCAGCTAGGCGAATACTTACGCGCGGGGGCGTAAAGATGGCCCGATGGTTAAAGATACTTTGCAACACGAAAAGAGGCTTGTAAGGGTTGTCTTCGCGTGTTACAGATGCGGCCCCACAAAGAGAGGCCGCAAAATGAGAAAACCTGTCGGATACTGGACCCTCGAACTTTGCAAAGCCGAAGCAGCCAAGCACACGACGCAGAAAGCATGGCTTCGCAGCCCCGGCGGTTCTTTCGCAGCCGCGCGCCGGCAGGGCTGGACGCGTGAGTGCTGTGAGCACATGACCGCTACACCAAGCGGCTACTGGACCCTGGAACGCTGCAAAGAGAGTGCGGCTCAGTTTGCTACGCGTAACGCGTGGGTAAAGGGAGGCAACGTCGCTTACCAAATTGCGCACGGGCGCGGCTGGCTCGACGAATGCTGCGGTCATATGGTTTACTTGCAAGCTGCCCCGCACTCGCGGACCACCGCCGAGCTGAACGCTACGGCGCAGAAGTTCAAAACACGCGTGGACTGGCGAGACGCCGATCCGAAGACCTACCAGTACGCGCAGCGCACCGGCCGCATTGATGAATTTTGTGACCACATGCCTGTGCGAGCTTGCAGCACCGCGCAAGCTCTTTTTGCGCAGCGCGTCCGCAGCGTTGCACCTGGCGACGTTGAAGTACGAGAAGAGATCGCGGGACTTCTCACCAACAAACGCGAGACCCTCGATATTGTCGCTTACCGAAACGGGGTTCCGTTCTTCGCTGTCGAGTACTGCGGAATCTACTGGCATAACGAAAACAACACGCCCCAGCGGCTGTACAATGGCGTTAGCATTCCCCAACCGATGCATCACGAGCGCCGACGCCTGGAATGCGCCGCCAGAGACATCCGTCTGGTCCACCTCTGGGAAGATGTTGCCGACGACACGCGCCAATTTAGCGTTGTCCAAAATGCGCTCGGCTGCGAACGCCCCGCGGTCCGCGCTAGCAAATGCGCGCTTCGCGAAATAACTAATGCCGGGGCCGCCACATTTCTTAACGCCAACCATCCGCAGGGATGGGCCTTCGCTAACGTGAACTTCGGTCTTTTCCACTCCGACCGCCTCGTTGCGGTCATGAGTTTCAAAAAGTCTGGCGACCGCCACACTGGCGCGGGGCTCTACGACTGGGCGCTTCACCGCTTCGCTACCGACATAAATTTGCGTGTTCACGGCGCGGCTTCCAAGCTGTTTGCCATGCGGCCCGCCGGGCGTATCGTTAGCTATTGCGACCTTGATCTTTTTACCGGGGGCGTCTACGCCGCGCTGGGTTTCGATCTGGTCCGCATAAATGAGCCTCGCTACTCCTGGACGAAGAGTGAGAAGCGAATCCCGCTGTACCGCGCGCAGAAGCATCTGCTGCCAAAGCTGCTTGGCGCCAGTTTTCGCGCGGACGAATCCGAGGCCGAAAACATGCGCCGCTGCGGCTGGGCAAAGCTCTGGCATACGGGGATGGCGGTCTACGCCTTCCCCGGTAACCAGTGACTTGTTTGCAGCCGCAGCGGTCATGGATTAAGCGCCAGTGAAGTTGCGCGTGGAAACATCGTTGAAGGCGACGATAGCCCAGTCATACGCCTGGCTGTTCGACAACGTGCCCTGCGCGCCGGGCGGGTTGTTGACGATGCCGACGACGCGGAAAGGCGAATTGACGTTGTACGTCGCGGTATTCAGCGTCGTGCTGTCGAGGTAGGCGCCGGAGATGCCGTTGGCGGTCGTGCCGGTGCCGATCACAAAGCCGACGGTCGCATTGACATCGACCAGCGCGAGCCCGGTGGCGTCGGTCTGTGCGACCCACAGCGCGTTCGGATCGTTGACGATGTAGCCCTCGACGAAGTTGCCCGAGGCAACGTCGGAACCAGGCCAGTAGTTCGACCACACAGTGCGCTTCTGGGCGACGGAGAGGTATTTGCAGCCGACAAAGATGCCGGAAATGCCGACGATGCCGGGGGTGGCGCCGGTCGAAGCGGCCTGCGCAACAGTGCCGTCGGCCTGAATCACGACGGGGTCGCCATAGAAAATATTGGTGGCGTTGTAGTCGATGGAGATGGTGACCTGCTCGTAGGTCGGCGCGCTGCCGCGACCGGAAAACTGACGGAAGCCAAAGGGGGCGCTGACGTTAGTAGCCATGAATAGGCATCCTCTTTCAAGGAGACCCCCTGGCTACGCCGAGCAGTTTGGGAGAGTCGGGAACTGGTGTGCCACCCCGAGGCGACGTACTCGCGTATTTAACGCCAAGTTGCCTACCGCGTCAAGTAGGCGTGAAAAAGGGGCCAGAAGGCCCCTTGATCTTTATCATTCCGGCACTGGCATCGGCGAATAACCGCGCTTGACACTGGCCAAGGATGACCCCTTGTTGTCGCGGCTGAACTGGCCTTGCGGCGCCGACGCCAGCTGGTCTTCCTTGATACGAACTTGGTCGCGAGCGCGCTTCTTCTCGATATTCCGCGCCTCGTCGGTGATTTCCTTGGGGCGCTCCATCAGGATCATGCCCCGGCGAGTGATGGCCGCTTCCTTGTAGTCGTGCGGCATCATCTCCGGGTGGCGCTTGGCTGGCACAGCCTCCCAGCCGGTGCGGGCAAGCGACACCTGGTAAGCCGGGTCTTCCTTGCCAAGCACAGTCAGCATCTTCCACTCATACGACCAGCCTGCCGGAATGACTGACGGGTCAACGTAAAAGTCATCGGTGCCTTCGTCGAGGACGCCGCCGGCGAAGTTGCCGCGCAACTCGGCAACGCGCATTGCGGCGCGGGACTGCGGGTCATCAGCGCCTTCACGCAGTGAGCCGCGCGGGTCCGCATCGGGATGACCGGGGTTGAAAGATGCGCCGGGCGCTTTGGGGTTGGTAGCCACTAATGTATCCTTCCTTCACGTTTAAGGTGCTCGCGAGCAGCGGCGTATTCCTGTTCGGTCATGCCGGCCATTTCCGCCGCCTCGCGCTCCGCAGGCGACAGACGAACGCCACGGCCATTCGGTGTACCGCGACTGACAGGCGCCGCCGGCGGCGCAGCTTGCCGCGCGGGGGCGACTTTGGCAGCCGACGCCATCGGGTCGTCGTCATCTTCAGCCGCCGCGGGTTCGGGCGCCTTTTTGAAGATGACGCTTTCGACAGCCTGAAAATATTCGTCGGTGTCGGGCGCGATACCGTCCGCAAGCGCGATGTTGTGGGCCGCAACCATCTTGGCGTGGAGCTTTGGATCACGGACGCACTCAGGATGCGCGCGAATCCAGGTAGCGGAACGCGGCGCAAGCTGCGCAGCGAACGCTTCAACCGGGTCAAGCTGAATCGGCTTCGGGGCCTGCGGCTTGGGCTGCGCCTCCATGGCGGCCTTGCCGTTTTCAAGCTGCAAGAGCTTGGCGACGTTATCCGATACCTGCCACTGCATTTCGGCGGCTGCGTCGAAATCGCCGGCGCGCATCGCCTCGGCCAGCGCCGCCTTAAGATGCGCTGACGCTTCCTTGGTCTGGTTGATTGCCAGCGTGACCAATTGCAACTGGCTGTCGGCTACTTCGGCTCTCGACTTATGCGCGTTCTGCTCCGACTCGTTGGCGCGGCGCTCGGCATCGACACGGCTCGTGCGCTCGCGCTCTACCTGCGCTTTCAACTCAAGGATGGGGTCCGGCGCATCGGTAGCAGTCTTTTCGACTGCGGCGGGCGCATCGCCGGAAAGATCGGGCGGCGTCCAGTCGGGATCGATAAGCTCGGCGGCGTTGATGTCGGCTTGTTTCTTGGCCATTCAGGTCACCAGATCGAATCAGGGTTAGCGACACGCCCCTTTACCGACGTATCGGTAAGGATGCGGCAGGGAACTTTGTTGACATCGATGTTCCAACCGTCCGAGGGGCGGAACAGAATCCACTCGCCAACTGAGATGTCGGGGAACGACCACTCCTCGGTGCTGACGAAAGCCTTCGGCCCCTTCATGATGACGAGGCCGAGCTTGCTCTGGTATTTGCCCTCGTCACGGGTCCGCGGCGTCAGCAGAATGCCGCCCTTGGTCTTCTCGGGCTCAAGCTGGATGGCCACGAGCACCTGATTATGTAGCAATTCAATGCCGGAAGTATCGCCCAACTCGTTCAAAAGCTTCCGGGCCGGGTCAATTTCGGCCATGCGCGCAAGTTCCAATTCAAAGCCCTCTCTCGCGTTCATTGGCTTCTTTCTCAGCATCTTCGAGAATTTCAAGAGCGTCTTCCAGCCCTCTTATCTCCCCAACGACTTCGCGGTACGCATCGAAGGTAGGGACGCCCGCGCCGTAAGCCAACTTGTCTTTTAGCCCGTCGATCCGTATTCGGATGAGGCCCCGCATACTATGCGAGAAAACATGTCTCATTGCAAGAGGGGGCACTATTTTAGAACCGCGAGGAAACGAGAGAAAAATGCAGTGCCGAATCCGCTGACCACTGCACCGACTATCGCGCCTTGCATGGCCACTACGCGCCACGCGCCCTTGCGCTCGGCAATCTGCGCGTCTAGCGTCTTTTCGAGCGCTATAAGTCGCCCTTCATGCGTGGCGCGGTGCTCAACTTCGTAGCTATCATGCGCAACCAGTGCCGCCTTCATCTCGTCAAGCCGGTACAGAACCAGGTCCTGCTTGGCCTCCGTGCTCTGCGCTTTTCGCAAAAGCTCCCATATGTCGCGCAAATCTCGACCGTGAGCCTCTACTTGAGCTTTTATGCCGGCGACTTCCGATTCCACTGACATCCCCCAAAGCCTTACTTAGCCGAAGCGGGACCGGCCAAAGGCGCGGGGACCGATAAGCCGACGACAGGAACTTTTGCGCAGAGTGAGCTAAAACTGAAAGGAAGCGGCATAACGCTAAGCGCCTGCACGGCGTTGGCCGCGTCGCTCCAAACCTGCGCGCAGGCTGGCTCGCGGCAAAGTTCGTTGAGCGCGGCCTGATCGAGCCGCGCATACTCGATATCGGTCGCCAAGTGCATACTGACCGGTAACGGGTGCGCCTTGATCAGCGCCGCAAGCGTCGAGATTTTCGTAAAACACGCCTGCCCGACCTGATCTTGCAGGCCGGGGAATGCTGTCGATGCCGCGATAGCAGCCTTCACGTCTTCATCAGCCCAGTTCGCGAGGAGGTTAAGCGGATTGCTGGCCGCCAACTGACGAGTGGGCGGCAGCGGCTGCGCCTTTGCGGGCTGCGGGGCGCAAAGCGCCAGAGCAATCCCGGCGCCGATAAAGGCAATGACTGCTTTGGGCGTGTTAGAGAAAACCCCTACGAGCGGCCCCTTGTCGTTGCTGGCGAAAAGCGTCCCGCCGGCGGTGATTGCCGACGAAAACTTGAGAACCCACGTCGACCAGGTGACGATTACGGCCTGCAAATCGGCATTTACCGGGGGTGGGAAAGCCGATAGCGCGGCGCACAGGGCCGTGAAGACCGCAAAACCGGATACCCAGCTCATGTTGATAGAAAACTGCTTCGGCATTGCCTTTAGCTCCGGTGTTCAAGCGGCACGATGACAAAATCACACATTTTTTCCATAAATGATAGGGACGTAGCCAAATCGGACGGTGAAGTCATGTGATCCGGCTTGAGCAAATGCTCGGATACGACGCCGTTATGCCGAAGCGCGTCTGTAATCAGCGCCGAGCAGATGACATGCCCCGGGGTGTGCATGTCTTTATGCAGCGCGAAGCCCGCAATCGCCTCGTAATCATAAGGTGTGCCGATCTTGCTGACCAGAAACGCCTCCCACGCGTCAATTTGCTCGTTGGTGCGCGGGATGTAGACAAACATTTGATTGGTTGAGTCGGCATCCGCATCGTTTGCCCGGCGCGCAACGCCGCCGCCATATGCGCCGATGACGGTCCCGTCACGCAAGACCGCCTCGACGTGCGATACCGGCGCCATCGTATCGGCGCGGATCAGGAACGCCAGCGGACTGTTATAATCCGTGACAAACCGGATGGATATGTGACCGCTAAGAGGAGCCGGGACAATCAGTGGCATCACGCGCTCCGCAGTTCATTCATCGCGGCGTAAAGGCCGGCGTAATCGAAACCAGATGGCGCTTGGCCGCTGTTGCCGATCCACGCAGCGGCTAGGATCGGGTGCGCCTCGTCAACGTATGCATCCCAGAAAGCCCAGGTCATGCGCTTGAGCGCGCCCCAGGTGATGCATGTCAGGCCGTTGGCATCATACCCGACGATATAGACTGCATGGCCGCCCCAGCTTCCCGGAGCGCCGTCGCCCGCGACGCCCGAAGCCGGAACGTCCCAAATATCCTGGCTCTGAGCGGCAGCCGGAAGCGCGATGCCGATGTAGCAGCCGCCAAACAGCGCGATTGACTGCTTGACCTGCGTCTCGTCCTTCACGTTGACCGAGCAGAAGGCGCCGATATGATGGCCGTAATAACCATTCTTGCTCAGGTAGGCGAGCACGTCGACCTCGACGCCGCCTTGATCAGTCGAGGGGTCAGCGGGGTTGTAGCCGGTCGTGGCCGAGTAGAACGAAACTACCTGCGCGTCAGTCGGCGTCCACTCGCGGCGCACGTCGCCTGTCCAGATTTGAAAGGCATGGCCGATACCAGCTGCCGTGCAGTCCCCCAGAGTGTTATTGTCCATCATGCCAAACTCGGTGACGCCGCGCGTCCAGTCGACTGTATCCGGCGGCGGCGCGACGTTAGAAGCGAAGCGAGCGAACATCGGAACGCGAGCGTCAAACTTGGCGGCTTTCTTGCCAAGTTTCATAAGACTGTGGTCGGCCATGGTGTTTCCCTCAGGACAGAAATTGATGCGCCTCGTCACGGCGCCGGTTGGCTAACGCAGCCGGATGCGACCAGTGCATGAACGCGGCGG